TGACTTATAAAAAAATACTGTTCACCACCATCTGTTTAATCCTGACCGGATGGATGCCCTCATATGCACAACAGCCCGCAGACAGCTTTAATGTAAAAAACTACGGCGCGGCAGGCGATGGCCAAACACCTGATACCAAAAGTTTTGCCAGTACCATTGCGGCTTGCGTAAAAGCAGGCGGCGGTACAGTGTATGTTCCTGCCGGGAAATTTGTGATCGGCACGGTTCAGCTGTTTAGTAATATTCACCTGGTGCTGAGCCCGGGTGCGGTATTATTGGCTTCGCCGAAAAATGCCGATTTCCTGCAGCAAAAGGATTTTGGGTTCAGCGGTTCCGGCGCCAGCGATAAACTGGGCCTGCTGTTTGCCGACCATGCCGAAAATGTTAGCATCACCGGTTTCGGCGTTATCGATGGCAATTCCAAGGCTTTTATGTACCAGGACAGCGTACAGGTAAATGGTGATGATCTCGGCTATACCCGCCAGGGTAAGGCCTATATGAACGCCCCGCAAGGAAACCGCGAGGCCCCCATCATGTGGAAAGGCAACAATGCTGACCGCCCCGGCACCCAGGTTATTTTCCATGCCTGCAAACGGGTAACGGTGAGCGATATTACCATCCGCAATGCCAACGACTGGTCGATGGATCTAAAGGAAAGTGATAATGTGAAGGTGACAGGGATCAGTATTGATAATGACCAGCGGGTGCCCAACAGCGACGGCATTGATATGTATGACTCCAAAAATGTGATCATCGCCAATTGCGATCTCCGCGCCGGCGATGATTGTATTGCCGACATCGGCTCCAGCAATGTTACCGTTACCAATTGCAACCTGGCTTCCAGGTCATGCGGGATCAGGGTGGGCTATAATGCTTTTAACGGCCATGATTCCGGCAACCTGTTGTTTAACAACATCCAGATCCACGGCGCCAATCGCGGCATCGGGATTTTCCAGCGGCAAAAGGGGAACATGTCGCATATGATATTTTCCAACATCCTGATCGACAGCAGGCTTTACCCCGGGCAATGGTGGGGCCATGGCGAACCTATTCATATTTCGGCTGTACCAGGTTTGGGGTATAAAGAGGTGGGCACCATCAGCAATGTGAAGTTTATCAATATCATCGCCAACGTATAATCGCCAAAACTATTTGTCATAATTTTTAAAACTACTTGTCAGGATTTTACAATCAAGATATTTGACAAAAACGGCTTCATTTATACCTCATAAACCCGTACATTAGCACCGGCAACAATTCATTAGCATCCCGTATTAGGCTTTGCTTTCTTTTAAATAGAAACAGCCCGGATATGGGGTGTTTCCACCCCTTTGCTAATGAATTGTTGCCAAACTTTCATGCTATCCGGGCTTACTTTAACTCAAAGTTAGCCGTCAACATTTCAATCTTCATCTTACGATTACCCGCTTTAGCATTCACTGATACACTCTGCTCTATAGCCTGATTACACCATCCGTGTGCTTTGGTGTACCTGGTTAACAGATCGGAAGGGTATGACGAAAGTATAAACTTTCCCTCGATAGATGCAAGCAGCTTTAACAAAGCCTCAAAATCGGCTTCGCTATATCCATCGTAATGGCCACAATCTGAATTGTAATATGGCGGATCACAATAAAAGAACGATTTTTCAGTATCCCTACTGGTTATTACTCTCAATGCATCAGTACACTCAATTTGTACGTTTTGCAGCCTTATGGCCAACTCTTCACTAAAAGCAGATTGTTTATTAATGATCTTCTTTGTAGTGGTATTCTTAAGCCTCTCATAGCCCCAGGAGCCGTCGAGCATTGAACTAAACGACTGTGAGGCGGTTACCCATAATGCCCAGGCCCTCTTTATCTCGCTGAACATATCCGGGTTGTGTAAATAACGCTGGCCTGGCGAAACTGATCCCTGCTATGTAGGGTGATCCTGATTTCTTTCTCCAGGGAAACAAAGTCATTCTGAACAACCCGGTAGAAGTTGATCAGTTCTTTGTTAGTGTCGTTTAACACCTCAACGTTTGATTGCGGCTTCGAAAAGAAAACCGCTGCACCTCCAAGAAACGGCTCACAATATAAGTTGTGATCCGGGATAAGCGACACGATGCGCTTACACAATTTTTGCTTCCCGCAGTAATAACTGATCGGGGTCTTGATACTAATTTTTGTCATATTTAAACACTATTTAAAGGCTTTTTAATCGCTGCTTTGCTTTCCTTTAAAATAGGTCTATTGACTATCTTATCTTTTGTATTTTAAACACCCCAACATACGGCTGCATGTTGTTATGTGAGTTTCCGCCTCCAGTGGCATTGACGCCTAACGACCGGGTGGCTCGGCTGATCGGAGCGCCGGTTACCGGGTTACTTCCCGAACCGCCGCCTGTATCAAATATTGGTTCGGTGGTGTGGGAGTGCGATGGCATTTCGGGAACACTTAACACATGGGTGACTTCGCCACCTTCATCCCCTGATGCAATAACAAGTTCCTCGTCTGTTATCGGATCAATCATTGAGCCTGTACCAATAAATACGCGGCATTGAGCATCAACAGTTCCGTTATTGCCGTTCATCTGAGCCCAGTCCACCATGTCAGGCGAAATACCTAAACCAGTATCATCAAATTTGGCCTGAAAGGCTACAATATCAGTTCCAGTAAATACAAACTCCCTGATAGTTCCCTTCACGGCTGAGCCTGCAATCCTTAGATCAATATAGGCTTCAAACGTCAACATGGTTACCCCAACGACTAACTGACGTGTGGGGCCACCGGCTGAATTAGCTATGACTCCTTTTATTTCAGAGTATACATTCTTGACCGGCGAATCAGGCGGGGCAAATGTTAAGGGTGTCGACAAAATAGCCGTGCCGGTAATAATGGCTTTAGACCCATCAGCCGGAACATTGTTTGCGGCATCAAAGCGCATTACCTGGCCAGCTATATAGACAATCCCATCCGTTATATTAACTGTGCCATCATGGTTATCCGTGATAGCACATCCGGCCAAAATAACATCAAAGCTTATACTGCCTAATATGGAGTTGCCCATCAAGCTTAATTCAGCCTGAAGGTTTAAAAGGTAATTCTGATTGCGGGGATAACCGCCTGTAAGTGTAAGTAAGTTTTTCATACGATTTCTACAGCAAAGCGCCGTCCTGTAAAGTTATATCTGTTAACAAATGCGTAAATAGCCTCATACATTGCTGACAAGGTTGAAGGTATTCTGACTATATAATCAACCTCTGCGTCATATTCTCCTTGCAGATAGTCGTATTCGACCGGGGTGTGATCCTCTGATAATAGGTAGTCATATTCGTCGGGCCTGGGTTCAGCGCTTAAATAGATATAAGCATTCGCCAGGTAATCGCCTGGGTGGATAATCTCAATGGTATCATCAAGGAACTTATCGCGGAGTGCCTGGCGTAGCCTGTTCACCTGGCAAGTGATTGTTACTTCAGCATCCATTTGCGCCTTAAATGCAAGAAAGTCATCGTGCTTTTGAATCAATGGATAAAGCAATGCATTTAACCAGGCTGTTGTTACCGGCTTGCTGAATATCGGACGTAGGTAGTCGTTTACCAGCTTTGGGATATTTAAGCTATAGTTCATGCCGCTATATAAGTTAAGGTTGAACTCAATGGTAGGTCGGGATCAATGACGAAATAACCGGCTTGTGCCTGGTAGCTTGAGGTAATATTGATATATGCTCCTCCACTGGGCTTCGCTGCCACCTGGGTAACAAACACCTGGTCATCAATAATTGCCGGGATTGCCTGAATAGCATCAATCAAGGCGTTTATATAAAGGACTCCGTTAAAATCAAGTTTGGTTAAAAAGCTTGTTATGGCTGCTTCAACAAATCCCTGAATCGTTGGCAAATCGCCCTGGGCATTATAATAGATATTCAGGTATAGCTTAAGCAAGTCAGCAGGGTAGCTTTGTACCACCGGGTCAATCCCACAAGGCCTTTGTTCCTGGGCATAACTAAGCGCACCGGCGATTTGATCATCAGTTAAAGGCTGCGGAACACCATCAACTAAGGAGGCGCATTTTAATACGGCCACGCCGCGTGAGCCGCTTACGGCGCAAAGGTTGATTACCTGTTTAGTTGGATCAATAACCGGGTACTGGAACACATTATTGATAAACTGCAAAAGATCGCCATGCTGATATGCCAACATGGTTTCCTGCCACCAGGGATCAGTGCCAAATTGCTTTTGCTCAACTATGGTTTCAATATTCGTTTGATAGTCATCCTGCTGTCTTTCAAAGAGGTTTAAGATGAAGGCTATCCCGCTTCGGTATACCTTATATTTAGCCACATTGCTTGTGCTGTTAAGATTTACAAGTGCAGGCGCTGCCAGTATTTGCGCATCAATGTTGCTTTCTATTGTTTCTATTGAATCTGCCATTATCGTGTTCCGTCAGCGTTAAAATCAATGGTTGAGTTAATTACTATTTTTGTGCTTGTGCATCCATCGGCCTTTAATTGCAATTGGATATCCTGCTTAAGCGTATCAGAATCTTTGAGCGTAAACCGGCTCTTTAAACGTCGAAATATGGCCACGCCGGTGATCGGACTGCAACGGATCAGGCCAGGGCTTGTTATAATCACCGCCTGGTTATGTTGATCATCAGAAGGCCCGATTGCGAAATCACCATCTTGTATCAAGGCATCCATATTGTCATCTTCTAAAAAATCTGTTACCATTAGTGTGTTATGTTAGTGTCCTCTAAGTCTGAAACCCTTGTTAACGGTGAAATAACTGCCGGTGTCGCCGCCACCGGAATGCCGCTTATATGCGTTCCAGTTGTAACTCCTGAATGCGTATGGCCCTTAAAAGCCGCCAACAGGCTATTAACCTTTTTTTCAAGGTTGGTGATTTTAGTTACCAGGGGCGTAATATTCACCAGGCCATTATTCTTACCGCCGTTCAGGGTAATCTTAGTGGCATCAATGGTTACCACGCCGTTTCCTGAAGCCGTTATCTTATATGATTTAGCCAATAGTACAACCACGCTTTCGTACCTTGAGGCTTTGATCAAAAAAGTATCAAGCGGGTCATTATTCATGAGCCCTATCACCGCAAAGCAATTAAGTTCAGGATAGCAAACAACGTCCGAGCGAGTGCCGTCAGCGCTGTCTATCGCTGCAAGGCTTACATCCTGGTAATCGGCTGATCCGTCCAGTGGAGTTACAACACAGGTGTCGGTATTCTTGTCTACCGAAGTAATAGTCCCCTGAACCATCACTATTACCTGGTCGCCACTCATTGATCTTATTGAAGTCTTAATTGCCGTCATGCCGCTTTCCTTCCTGGTTCAATTACCCTTCTATAACCGTCTTCATCAAATCGGACAGTCGTTTTGTCAATAAAATAACTACCCTCCCTTTCAGGATAAAACCTGTCCATGTAACGATCAATATCACCCTGCCTGCAAAAAGGAACGCCAAAAGTTTTTAAGGTGCCTTTGTACCCGCCAATGGAGTACTTCTTGATCATATTATCCACAAGCACCTTTAACTGTGGCATTGTTAATCCCGGCCTGGCGTAGTTGATAGTGTCGCCGTCAAACTTCGCTTTCCCCGAAGTATTATAGCTTTCACCGGCAGCATTAGTAGCATTATACTTCAGTGTTTTCCCACCAGGTTGTTTTGATGTGCCCACCACCTTTACTTTAAAATCTTCAGGTAGCTTATATTCAAGTTCAACGCCGTCTTCGGGGACGTTTTGCTGGAAGTGATGTATTACCTGGTTCTTGAGCGACAGATCATACGCAAAACCTACGTGTAGTACCTGATCCTGAAAATAGCTTACCAGGCCGTATTGTTCTTTTAGGCTTGCCAACACCTTCGCGGCTGTGCAACGATCTATGCGGTATGATGGAAAAGTAAAATCAATCACTTTAGCTGTGCCAGGATAAATGAAAGCTATCAGCTTTTGCAGGGTGATGTTTTTAAAACTGCCTGTAAAGTTGGTTTGCTTTAATTGCCACATCTGATCTTCGCAATAAATGGTAAACGGTATTTTACTGTCTACCCTGGCAACGTATCCCACAAACTCCTGATTCATCACTCCATCGTAACCCATCCTGATAGATACCGTGCTACCGCGCTTTATAATGCTGTTAATATCCCCGTTTAATATGGTCACGTTACGCGGCATTTTGATCTTGGCGGTGTCGGTTAAAGTCTTCCAGCTGCTTTCCACCTCACAGGCATTCACACGCGTTATTACAAGGTTTTTGCCTGTAACAACATCGGTAATAATGATTTCTATGGATGGTATAAACATTGCTTTACTCGTTGATGATTTGCAGTGCCTGGGCTTTAACCAGGTTACTAAGTGTTGTAGCTGTCTTGATAAATTCTTTAAGTACCGATAAATCGCTTTCATCAAGGTTAAGGTCGCCGCCATTGTACATGCTTACCGCCCAGGCAAAATACTTTAATGGGTCGCCCTGATTGTGACCACTCAGTGCAGGCGCTAACCATGCGCCAACGGTTTGCTCTTTGCCATTAACAGGCGCAATCGGTTCGCCCGCTAAATCAAACAATGGTTTGTTAAAATTTAATACTTTGTTTGCCATGTTGTTTTTATATAAAAGTTAAATTGAATAATGCACCTACAAAAGCAAAGGGATATAAACTATCGCCGCTCCAGTTTGTATAATCGTTGCCGGTTATTTCGGCGTTACCATGCAGGCACTCCGTTCCGTCAGCGGCCATCAGCGCCCAGTATAAGACACATGAGGTTGACAGGTTATCGTTAATAATCCTCACGCCTAAATGCGTAACGCTTTCGGTATCCGTCATTTTTGCCTTAACCGGCTCAATTGCACAGGCCGTCATTGTTTTAAAATTGGTATCTATCGTCATATTAAAAAGTTGTTAAAGCTGATCGTAGCCATGTATTAGCCGCGCTGCATACATACACATAGCCAGCTGTAATCCTGATTTCACCAAGTGCGCCGGTATCTGTTGAACTTGATGGTGCTGTGTTTAAAGCTGATAATCTGAATTGAGTTGCTTTCACCGAACCATTAACCTGTAAAAGATTGATACCGTCATCGGTAGCCGACCCAAAGGCTGTATTTCCAGTGGCAAAAATTGTTTGTCTCAACGCGCCATTTGTACCAAACTGAATAGGATTAGCACCCAGTACCCCGATCACAAAAGCATAATTGGCAGAGCCAACAAGTAAGTTTCCTCCGGTTGACGAATTAAGACCGACATAAGTTGAACCGCCGCTATTAACAAACAGGTGATTTTGCTGGTATATTCCCGTATTGGCATTGGATAACATACTACCACCCGTGTTGGCACCAACTTGTATATTTGATGTGACATTTAACCCGCCTGCCGCCAGGAGTAGACCATTGACGTGAACCGATCCGTTCGAATCAAATACCATTGATTGAAAACCATTGGGGGCAATCCCTGTAGCGTTTGTGTTGTTCACGTAAATTGATCCGCCTCCGCCTGTCGCCCCTGTTCCAAATTGGATTGCATTATAAGGCGTATTGCTACCTAATATCAATAAGCCTGCGGCGGTTGCATACGTCCCCAATGAAGAGTTATTAACGGAGCCTGTAGTTGAAAGGATAATGGCCGGTTGCGGGTCTTTTAACGTCAATGAATAGCCCCCCATCGTTACCGTACGGTTACTTGTTAGCGTTCCATCACTGCTGTAAATACTTGCCCCTGCCGATGGCGTTACCCATTGGGTATTATAATTTGTGCCGTCAATTTTTGAAAGGACTTGCCCGGCGGTGCCGCCCGTTGGTACGCCGGGGCCAGTAGCGCCCGTTGCACCTGTCGCACCCGTAGGGCCGGTAGCGCCCATTGCTCCGGTAGCGCCCATTGCTCCGGTAGCACCTGTTGGGCCAGTTGGGCCAGCTGGGCCGGTCGCGCCAGCCGGGCCGGTTAAACCAGTTGCGCCAGTTAGGCCTGTCGGGCCTGTCGGGCCAGTTGCACCAGCTGGGCCTGTTAAACCAGTTGCGCCAGTTAGGCCTGTCGGGCCAGCCGGGCCAGTTGCACCAGCTGGGCCTGTCGCACCGTCAGCACCAGCCGGGCCAGTTGCACCTGTTGGGCCAGCTGGGCCTGTTAAACCAGTTGCGCCAGTTAGGCC